GTTTGTTGAGGTCATTTTTTAATCCCATCAACTGATTGAATGCATCATCAAAACCTAAGAAAAAAGGTTCTAGTTGCATTTGTCGCATTAGTGAACTTACCATGTTTTTGCCTCCTTTTCAGCGAGTATTTTTGCTACCCCCCATTTGGCAGGGTAACTATAATATTATATCAGAGGTATTCTTTATTTGCAATTATGACTGCCATAGACTCTGGCTTAGCCCTATCTCCACGCCAGTAAACGTCAACAACCATAGCATTATTACTTATATAAGCCTTTTCTTTTTCTGTTGCGTACTTAGATGTCCATCCAGCAGTCTTTATTTTATCTATCAATTCAATACTTGGCCTATCATCATTTATAATAAACTCTTCGCCATACCATGGGGCATGTAAATCTTCTATTATATACATTTTACTATGTTTAAATAATAAAGAAAAACTTGTCTCTATCATCTCAGTAGTATGACCACCGTCATCTAAGATAACATCATATAAACCAGTAACATTTTTTATCATTTGTTCTCTATTGGTTTGATCAACTATTCTTAAATCACATCCATTTACAATATCAAAATGTTCTATATCCCACCCTTCAACTACAGTATCTTTATTAAACCACTCTCTCCACGTTTTAATAGAATAGCCAGCCTGTATTCCTATCTCTAAAAATCTTTTAACTTTATCTTTATCTATATGTTTTTCATAAAAATCTAAATATTTATGATAGGTAGCCTTATCTGTATTATATTTTAATCCTATGTCTTGTAATTTCATATACTTCTATCTTTAATTTGTCTAGACTCTACTGGTATCAACTGTCCTTTGTGTGAAGCATTAATATCTTTTCTTACCCAAGTCATACCAAATGGCTCAGATAGATTATTCTGTGCATCTCTTTGTGGAAGTCTTTCCGCTAAGGACTGAAAAGTTGGGTCATCGCTTAAGTTAAGATAAGCATTATGATACCAAGGTAGATCGTAGAAGGCTGGAGAGTTTACTAAAAGCATTCCAGCAGTTGTCCAATGCTCTTGAATCGGTGGATCTTGACTTACAACCTTACCAGACAAACCATAATCTGGGACATTAACTCCAACTAGTGGCCTATCTACTTCTAACAATTTTTCTACAATGTCAACATTTAAAGTTGTATCTGAGTCAACATATAATACTGCTTGATAGTTTACTACTCCTTGATTTAATTCTGTACAGTCTTCTCCCCAGTGGTGACCTGAAGTTATTCTTGATCTTTGAGCAAATTCTCTGATAAGGTTACGACCTGTTTCAATTCTTATCCATCTATTGTATGAGGTTACCTTTGACTGCATATCGTTTATTGTATATGTCCAATAGTCTCCATTAACTTCCTTTAATGCTGCAATTACAGAGTGAAATGGTTCTAATCCTCTTTCATCTAATTCAAATGCAGCAAACCATTTAGCATTAGGAAACTTTTCTATAATTCTAACTCTATCTTCTATCCAAGTCATATGCTCTAATCTGTCACATTTCCAAGCAACAAGAGGAGTTCCTATTACAAAATGCTTTTCATAATCAATTGGTTTTAACATGGTTATCCTTTATTTCTTTTATATAGTCGGAACATATACCAAAGTATCCTAGATCTTTAATATACTTTGTACCCTGATTTTTTTCTGGTAATACAAGTATAGAGCAGTCAGAAATTTTTGGAGTTCCAGGGTATCCCCAAACAAATCCTTTGCTAGTCATAGTATAGTCATCCATATTATGAAAGAAACAATGTAAGTCATTTTCTATACAAGTTTCTAAAGACTTATAATCTTTACAGTGTATCCAAAGATTATTTTTTCTTTCTTTTAACCATTCTAAATCTATAAAATGATCTGGATCATCATGTCCTAAGTATAATTGTCCAAGGTTAGTTCTTAAATCTATTTCTACTTCATACCCCGCAAAAATGGCTGCATCAATGTAGAAGGGGTTATTTTCATCTCTTGATACTGGACCATTTAAATTGCCACGATGGGATATGTATTTCATTTTTCAACCTGAACCCAAATCCATTGACGGTGGTTATCTCCAGGACCAGTTGGTCTAAGATCAGATTTATAACCTTTAAAACCTATCTTATTAATCAAATCATCTTTTAACTCTTCTTCATCAGTAATGCTTACATCTGCATGACCATTTGTGCTTGCTGCTTCATAAACATTATCATAATATTTTGCAGTAGGAATTCCTTCTTTACCACCGTATCCCATTTGAAAACAAAGTTTTCCACCTGGCTTTAAGACTCTATATGCTTCTTTTAATATATTAAATCTAATTTCATGTACACAAATATGTTGAAAGCAAATAACTGCAAACATAACATCATAAACATTATCTTCAATCATTGATAGATTATCTCCAGAGGTATGATATAAATTAGGAATATCAATATTGTTATATTCTAAATTTACCCTTGACTTTTCTAGATTAATGTTAGATATATCTACTCCATCAATTCTTTTAAATCTATTGTGAAACTTAACTAAATTTCTTCCTGGACCACACCCATAATCAAGGGCAACCATATCGGTTGTATCAAAGTCTTTAAAAAGATATGTATCGTAATCTTCCCAATCATTATGAGCATCGTACGATCCAACAACTGGATCTTTAAATTGTAAACTCCATACAGCAGCATATTGATCATAATATTTATTTTGCATATTTAAATAATCTTGTTTGTTTCTATTCATTTGTTATTCTCCAAGTAGTAGTTTAAATCTTCAGGGGTTCCTATACCCCACATTTTTTCTATTTCTTTTACCCTTATCTTCTTACCATCTTCAATCGCTTGATTAAAAACAGGACAAACGTAAAATTCATTATTAGTTCTTATATCTTTTTGTATCATATCTTCAGCATATTTTACATAATCTGATCCATGCTTCCAGTAATAAATTCCTACTGTTGCATTATCTGATATAGGATTCTTTTCTGCTACCTCTGATACAAAGCCGTTATCACCAATTTTGGCATAAGACCATTTAGGATGTGTAGCCTTAAAAGTTAAAATGCCACCATCTATTTCGTCAGCATCAAAAGCGTAAAGACATTCATTACTATTCCATTCTACAATTTGATCAGAGTTTGCAATTAACAAAGGCTCTTTGTTATTTATATACTCTTTTGCTAATAGGGTTGTTACTGCAGCACCCTCTGTTATTCCATTTATTGTTACAATATCACATCCTGGCTTGATTAAGTTTAATACTTGTTTTAAGTTATATTTATGAAAATGTTCTTCTTGAACTATGAAAACATAGTGAGCATCTATATTTAAATTATCTACTACAACTTGAATCATTGGCTTACCGTTGACTTCAATTAATGGCTTAGGAAATGTATATCCTGCTTGTGCAAATCTAGATCCAGCACCAGCCATAGGAATTAAAACATTCATCTTTTCATTTTTCCAAGGCACTTCTTTTTTACCTTTCATTTGGAATTTATCTATCATACCAAAGAACTTATCCTTATCTAGGTCATCTGCGTCCTTAATGCCGTACAGGTGCCCTCCAGAGGCTATAGCGCCCTGTCTGCCAATATGGGAGTCTTCTACTATTACTGTATTTTGAGGCAAGGCATTTAGTGCTGTCATGCATTTCCAGTACATCTCAGGGTATGGCTTATGATGCTTTACATCTTCATTGCTAACTATATATTCAATATATCCTAATACTCCAATGGCATTTAATGCTGTTATGATAGTTTCTCTAATAGAATTACTTGCTACCGCAATTTTCCATCCATCTTTCTTTAACTGTTTTATTATAGATATTGCTGTTTTATTCTCTGGAAGTTTTTGTAATATATCTATAGTTTGTCTTTGTTTTTCTTTCCATACCTGATCGTGATACTCTACTGGAAGTCCTTTTAATTCTGTTAACATTTTTAATTTCATAGTAGTTCCAAGACCATCATATTTTGACAAATGTTCTTCTCTAGTAACAACAAACTTAGGGTTAATCTTTATAAGAGCACTATTTAGTGCGTCATAGTGAACATCTCTAGAGTCAATTAGAACTCCATCAAGATCGAATATAACTAATTTATTATCGTACATTGGCTGGCTTCGGTCCCGCATGTCTATGCCATTTGTTATGTCTAACAATAGCACCTCCATTGCATTTCATTACATACTTATTACGAACCCTCATTGACCACTCAACATCTTCTTCTTCGTTCCAACCACGACTTTCATCCAGAGGCTCTTCAATCATTACGTGTTTTTTAACAATAAAGAATCCACCTGAGATATACATATACTCTGTTTGAGACCAATCGTCATAATTCAAAGACCAGGCTCTTCCGTGCCCAGGCTTATCCCACAAAGACCAATCCATAGGATTACGCATCCCTGTAATTAGAAATTGAGGACAAGAACATATGTCCCAATCAGTTCCAAAGTTTTTAAAACTCTCATACCAATTTACATCAAATTTATTATAATCATGCATTACTACTACATTGTCATACTTTGCTTCTTTTACAAGAATATTTTTCTTTCTAGTTATCCATATAGGCTTAATTGATTCATCAAAGTCTATTTTACGAATATCTTTTCCATCTATACCCGAACTATCTCCGCCACCAACAAAAAGAATTTCGTATTCTGGAATGTTCATCCTTCTGATACTATCTATAATGTCTAACAGTCTTTCTTTATCTTCGTATACTGTTATTATCCCAAATGTCCATTGGATATCATTCATTATCAAATCCTGTTGCTATCACTGTTACACGAATTTGATCTTCTAAAGTTTCATCTACTACTGTACCAAAAATTATATTTGCATCTTCATGAGCATTATCAGATACTGCATTTGTTATTGTTGAAACTTCAGCCATTGTTATATTAGAGGCTGATGCAATTGAAAGAAGAATGCCTTTTGCGCCCTTTAAGTTAACATCTAAAATAGGACTAGTAGTTGCTGACTCTGCTGCTTGGTCTGCTCTATTCTTGCCCTCTCCAAATCCAAGACCCATAAACGCTGTTCCAGCATTTTCCATTACACGTCTTACGTCTGCAAAGTCCACGTTAATAAATCCAGGGGTAGTAATTAAATCAGTAATAGAAGCAATACCTTTTAATAAAATAGTATCTACTTCTTCAAATGCTTCTGTCA